TCGACGCGGCGTTTCGCAAGGCGCAGACCCGAAGAAAGGCTTGATGATGCTTCTCGCAGACCTCTCCAGTTTCGTTGGCTCGGTGTGGGCGGCCGCCCTTTGCTTCTGCCTCGGCGTTGCCGGCGGCATCTACCTCTGCAAGCGCGGAATCATCAAGTGACGCGCCTGCTCATCTTCATCGCTGCGCTTGTCATCGTGGCATGAGCGGCATCCTGAACGCTTCGTGTTGCTGCGGCGGTGGGACCATCCCGCCGGGTAACACCGTCTGCGTTCCCATCGTTGGCACGACCACGCCGACCTTTACCATCACGGCCTCCCAGGATGGGTGGGTGCGCGGTGAACCCAAGGGCTTGAGCGATAGCACCGCGCCATGCGGATGCGATACCTGTGACACCAAGGTCAAAATTTGGGCGGGTTGGAATAACGCCATCGGCGCATTGGAAGGCAAGATGTGGCGCGATGGATGGAATGGGTGGGTTGCGCCCGATAGTTGCGAATGCTGCGAGATCACCTCGGACACGATCACCTACTCGGGCGGAAGCTGGACGGCCACGATGCAGTTCGGTGGCGGCGCGACCACGGTCAACGTGCTTTCGGAATCAAACACGTTTACAGAGTTTGGAACGGTGACGGGCGTGAAGTATCTCTGCTCCAGCATTTCGGCAGGGGTAGCACCGACTTGCCCGTCATGCGGTATTTGTTGCGGTGGCGCTTCCGGTCTTTATGACGTTGTTGTGGTGACGTTCTCCGGGCAGAACAAGAGCGCACCCTATTACGACACCCAGGCTCAAAACGAAGATGGATTCTATGTGTGCGATCCCCCGTACGACCCGGCGTATGAGCGCAACTACTACTACCAGTACAACGCCACGGTTTACTACGCCAAGCCTGTTCCGTTCACGGCCACCCGAACACTCACCGGGGTCTATACGAGATACGCGGCGGTGGTAAATGTGCCGATGAACTTCTATCAGACCTCCACATCGGGTCCGGCTGAATCGTTGAGTTACACGGGATGCACCGCCGTGATCGGACCCTATCCAACGAATCCCGACGAGTGCCTGTGCGGCACGGCCAACGGCTACGGCTTTACTTTCCCCGCCACCATTACGCTGACATGATTATCTTGGTAGGCAATCGCAGCATCGAAGTCCCCGACTCCGTGCCGGCCGCGGAGCGCGAGGCGTGGGCGCTGGCGCAACTTGATCGCACGCGCAAGCCCGAAGGATGGCGCGGCCTGGGGGACGTTGTGGCTGCCGCAACGAAGGCCGTGGGCATCCGTCAATGCGGCCCGTGCCGCAAACGGCAGGAGGCGTTGAACCGCCTCGTCCCGTTCGCAAACAAAAACCCCCCGCCTGCCGGCCAACTTCCTGCGGCCGCAAGCGGGGGGGAGAAGAACGACTAGCCTACGGTCAGAAGGGTACGTCCGCGGGGTCAACCTTGGCCGGGGCAATCGGCCCGATGACGCGCATGACCTGTAGGGTCTGCCCGATCCGGGCGACCTCGAGGCGCATTTCCTTGTCCACGTTCGCGTCCGCCAAATGGCCATACTCGACAATCGAGGTGGCGATCCACGCCGCGCCGTGTTCGCCTACGGCGTTGATTGCAATGGGCTTGCCGGGGCGGCGCACCACGCGCAGGATCTTGAACGCCCCCTCGTATTCGTCAGGGTAGCCGTCAGCCGCCTTGGGGGTTTCCGGGGCCGGGTTTGCCTCCTGCTTGGCCGTGCGCTTGCGGACGGGCTTCGGGGCATCCTCCACCACCGATGCCTCTGCGTCAATCGTAGGGGCTGCGGGTGCGGCAAGGGCGGCGCGGGCCTTGGGAGCCTCGTAGCCGCGGGAGGGTGCTTCCTCGGTGATCTCGGTCTCGCCGTGGGCTTCAACGTACACCGGGGCCGCGCCGAGCGCGTCCGGGCAATGTTGTTTATATCCGCTCGAGATGCAGCGGGCGAACAGCATGGCCTTCGGCCACTTGCGCCAATTGTCCCCGCCGAGCTGCGCCCGCTTCGCATCGTCCATTGAGAAGGTCGTGGTCCCGATCTCCTCCCACTTGTTCTCCGGGCTGCGGCCGAAGAACACGATGCTGCACTCCGTGTCCGTGCAGGCGGCGCGGTAGTCGTACTTCCCTGCGCGCTTGATTGCTGCGGCCATCAGGTTGGCGGCCAAGACGGCCTTGCCCTTGATGATGTGCAGCCCGGTCATCGCGTCATAGTCCGACAAACCCAAGCCGCGCCCGATGATGATCTTCGCGCACGCTGCGGCCTCCGACTGAATGTCGGGGAACATCCCCGAAGCCTTGAACACCTGGGCGACCGACATGGGGTCAAGCTGCGCTTGCCCGATCCTTGCGAGTTCCATATGCATCTCCTCGTGTACGCGGAGCGCCGCGCCCGTCCCGCGCAACGTGCGAGGGCGTGATCATTATACGGCCCGGTAGCCGAAAGTCAAGCGGCCGAAATGGCGATGACCGTCTGCGCGGTCGGCCCGTATGCCTTGGTGGCCCAAATCTCCACCACTTGTGCATCGTCGCGGTAGGCAATGCCCGTGAGCGCGTCTAGCGTGGCGCGCACGAGCTTGTCGGTGTCGGGCTTGCCGGGGAACGTGCGGGCGGCCGTCCGCAACCCACGCGCTCCGAAATGGCTAGCGGGGCGGACGAACGAGAACGCCACGCGCACGCTGACCGGGCCGTCCACCACGGTCGCGCCGGCGACGTAGGCCGCTGCCGCCACGGCGGCGCGGTAGGGCTTGACCTTGGCGCTTGACTCCACGAGGACGATGCGGCTACCCCTGCGAAAAACGGTTTTACTTCCCTGCGGCGCGGCTGCGCCGGGGACGCTGAACATCAATGCGCCTGCTTTGCCTGCTGGCTCTTGCAAAGTTCCAACTCCTGCTGTAGTTGATTCCCGGTACGCATGATCCGCGCCATCTCCCGGCGGATGCGAATCACCTCGTGCATCGCCTCAATGGTGAGGGGGTCGGTAGTCGCGCTGCCCTTGATACGGTCCACGATGTCCTCGTCCTCCTCCTGGCGCGGCATTGGTTACCCCTCACCCGCATACAAGATGCGCTCAATGTGCGTGGGCAGGACGTTGCGGCACTTCTGCGCTTCCTCCTCGGCTCTGATGGCGCGGTCGCGCCAAGTCGTGCCGTTGGGATTCTGCACCGTGGGGCGGTCGCTGTAGACCAGCAGCTCCATGCGTGCAAGCATCGCCTCCGCGGCAACCGCTCGCGCTCTCCAATCCACACACGGATCTTCCATCGCGCCGTCCTCCTTTCGGAGCAAACGTACACGGGCGGGGATACTAATCATGCAAACCTCCTGCCGCTTTTCGTGCGGCGGCGGTCTTTCCTTGGAGGATGCGGCGGATGGCGCTGACGGACACCCCCAGCTCCGCAGCGATGATGGCCTTGCTGACACCCCGACGGTGCGCCGACAGGACGGACGCAGCCTGTTGCAATGTCACCTTGCGCTTGATCCCCACAAGGCGGCTGACCGTGGACCGATGCACCCCCCACTTGATTGCGATGGCCTTGGGCTGCATCCCGGCGGCCTCGTCGGCAATGATGCCGGCGCGGACGGATTCTGCGGTACGCCTCATTCTGCGGCCTCCCTTCGGATCTTGATGTCTGCCGACACTTTGAACACCAACCGCGCAATGTGCGGGTGCTTGTCGTTGATGACGATGGCGGCAATATCGCGCCCGGTCGCATCGCTAAACACCACCTGGGTGGATGGCCTCACCGTAATCGCCAGCAGCTTCTGATGGGCGATGTCAACCATCGGCCACCTCCATCGCCTTGAGGCTGTCGGCCACGAACGACACTACGCGGCCAAGGTATTCCGTGCGCACGTTGTCGGCGGTATCGCCTTGCTCCCACATCGCCACGCTCGAGATGCGCGTGGCAATCACGGCATCCCGGCGCTTGCTCTCCCCGATGTCCACAAGCAGCGCGTGACAAAGCCAATACCGCACCGGGAAGTAATCCTCTTGAGTGCTGGTGAGGTTGTCCAGCGGAGCGCACCCGATGGCAGCAATGGCGGGAACGCCATCCTTGTTGGTCGCTGGCATGGCAAGCGTGGCCGAGATGGAATCCTCGTCAACGTAGTTCGGCAGTCCGTCCAACCGCCATTGCACTTCCAAGATGGTGGGCGTAGCCCAACGGTTTTCGGTAGTCATTCCTTCGTCCTGATCTCCGCGTCCACCGCGGCAATGCGTTCCCCGATCCATGCCATGCAATTCACCGCCATGCTGTTGCCAAGCGCCTTGTAGCGCGGCCCATCCGGGCAGTCCTCGGCTTGCTTCTTGCGCCACGGGATGAGCGTGTAGTTGCGCGGAAATCCCTGTAAAAACTCCCATTCAATGGGGGTAAGCCGGCGCACGGTCATGGCCTGCATCGCCATTGGAGTGTTCCGTCCACTTGCGTTGCTATTGGTGTTGACTGTTCCAGCGATGTTGTTACATCGAACTTCTCCAATTTGGTTTTGCTGAAACGCCACCGCCACGTTGATTGCATCGCTTCGTCCACCGCCACCCGGATTCGTCAGGGCTGGCGTTACGTCGTCTGCCATGATCTCCGGCATCTTGATGCCATCGCGAGTGCGGTTGGCAAACGCCACCGCCGCGTGCGCCGCGTTGTCGCGTGCAAGCGTGTGGCATGGATCGCCAGGTTGTCGGTTTTGCCTGTTGACGGGAGCGGTGATTTGGAACAGGTCGTAAGGGACAGGCTGTCCGACTGCTTGAACTTCCGCTCGCGCCTCGATGGTGTATGCCACGCCATCAGTTCGCACTCCAACCCCGTCCGGTCCACTTGCAGGATTCTCGCGTGTTGCCCCGGCTTGAATCGCCATGGGCTGTGGAATCAGGTTTGCGCCATGCTGACTGAAGATTTCCTGATTGCTATATCCGGGAGATCCGGTTCCGCTGGCGGATTGAGCAAGCGTTCCGGCACAGTTTGCAGGCCAAACGGTCGGCTGCGTAGTCAGGTTGTAGCACTCGTCGCCTGCGGGTCCGCCTGTTCCCTTTGCCCATTTGCTGCTGACTGTTCCAGCGCAACCTTCAGCATCGGCGGAAGCGCCTTGCCCCGACGTTCGGCGCGACGAAGAATCCCGCTGCACGCTTTCGCGCTCAAAGAGAACCTGGGCGGCACGCTCCCAGTCTCCAAGACATCCGACAACGAAGACACGTCGCCGGCGCTGCGGGACGGCGCGGGGATGCCCGTGTGTTCTGCACCATTGAGCGTCCAAGACCCGGTAGGCCCACCCATACCCCAGTTCCCCCAACGCCCCGAGGAAGGAACCAAAATCCCGTCCTCCGTTGCTTGACAGGACACCGGGGACATTTTCCCACACAACCCATCGAGGCCGTAGACGCCGAGCGATTTCAAGATAGGTAAGCATGAGTCCGCCCCGAGGGTCTGACAAACCAGCGCGGAGTCCGGCAACGCTGAAGGATTGGCAGGGAGTTCCGCCCACGAGAAGGTCAATTGATCCGGGTTGAAGGGGCCATTGCTCATGCTTCGTCATGTCTCCGAAATTGGGAACGTTGGGATAGTGGTGCGCGAGTACCGCGCTTGGGAATGGTTCGATCTCGCTGAAGCCAACCGGGGTCCAACCCAGGCCATGCCACGCAACGGTGGCTGCTTCAATTCCGCTGCACACGGATAGGTATCTCATGCGGTCATTCCCGGCTCGTTGCCTTCAAGGATGCGCCGCATCTTGCTAGAGACCGTGGCAGCGTTCACGAGCTGCTGCATGGGGAAGTCGGACGGGATGCCAACCTCCTCGGACAGCGCCACGCCGTCAAGCGACATGGCAATCAGGCTCCAATCCAGCAGGCGCGGATCGGTGGGCGTGCGCTGCCAGCGCGCCAGGATGGTGACCTCCACGGTCTTGGAGGAAACGTATTCGCCCGCGGAATCGCCGGCGGGAAACAGGTCAGCGGACATGGTCACGGCATGGATGCGGGTGAAGATCCCGCGGCTATCTTCGTTGCTCACCATTGGTATTCCTCGGGCATGGGGAAGAGGGTTGTGGGGTTGGGCCGCGACAGAACGCACACCTGTGCATGGCGACCGCTTGAGGCTACGCGGGTAGCCCCGGTCCAAGTGATGAGACCCTTGGTACGCAGCTCGCTGCATCGCTTCCACGCACCTAGCGGGAGGCCCGCGGCTGTCGCCGCCTCCTCATCGGTCAGGCCGTTCGGGCTGGCGCGGTAAGCCTCAAGCAACTTGGCCTGCATCCCCTTGGCGGGGACCACCATGCTGTCGGCGGCAGCGTGCGAAGTCCACGGGTCGGTTCGCCGTGCGCTCACAGGATCACCTCCGTCTTGGCATGGACCGTCAGGAACATCCGGTCGGCGGTGTCGCGGCGGTCAAGCGCGTCCTGCCACGCGGCCTCGTTGTCCGGGTCGATGTGATGGAAGTCGGCGTGCGTGCGGAGGACTTCCTGGCTGACCGCATCGGACAATTCCCGAGCGCAGGCAAGCAGGACATCCCCGTAGATCCGGCCAAGGGTGGGGTGGTTGTTCAGGGCATCTTCGACGGTGACCTTGATCTTCATTGCAATCTCCTCGTGATTTCGCGGCTTCCGCAACGTGCGTCCACCGCTTGGGGGTGTTATACGCATAGGTATCGGCAGGCGCAAGCCCCCGGCTGTAAGAAATCCGACCACTTTTTTCTTTTTTGCGGCGAGGCAATCAGACCCCGATAGCGTGGCGGGGCATGGATCTCCCGTTCTCTGTGGCGCAGGAGTCTCGCAACATCCACACCGTGGATCTGAAGTTCACTTCCTATGCGGATGAGTGGTGGTTCCTGCTTTCGTCAGACCGCCACCACGACAACCCACATTGCAACCGCGACCTCGAGGTGAAGCACCTGGACGAATGCGTTCAGCGCCGCGCCGGCGCGTTCTTCTTTGGAGATACTGGCTGTTTGATGCAAGGGCGGTACGACCCGCGCAGGGCGCGCCGTGGCGTTCACGAGGAGGACGAGCTAGCGACTGACTACTTGGACAGCGTGATCCGCAACGCGGCGAAGTTCTATGCCCCGTATGCGCGGAACATCTGCTTGATCACCAGGGGCAACCATGAGCAGTCGGTACTCAAGAACTGCGACACGGACTACACCGAACGTCTTTGCGAACGCATGAGCGAACAGACGAAGCACAAGGTGTATCCCGGCGGATACGGTGGCTGGGTGCGCTTCCAATGCCATCGTCAGAGCGAACGTCACGGCCTCACGCTCAAGTATTTCCACGGAGCTGGTGGCGGCGCGCTGATGAGCCACGGCACGCTCCGCGTCCGCCGCGATGCCGCCGTGATGCCTGATGCGGACATTGTCTGCACGGGCCACATTCATCGACGGTGGATCATGCCGCTGCGGCGCGAGCGCCTGGTGGGCGACCGTGACGGAGTGCGCGTGGTGCAGGACACCCAGCACCACATCTGCTGCGGGACGTACAAGGACGAGTTCAACGACAACTTCTCGGGCTGGGCAAACGAGTCCGGTCATCCCCCGCACGACATGGGCGCGGTGTGGATGCGTGTTTACTTCTCCCGCGAAACCTACAGGAAGCGCAGCGGCAAGATTGCGATGCGATATACCCTCACCCCATCCTTCGTACTTACGGACTGACCATGCGAGTTCGACTCGGTGGCAAATACTGGACGCTGCGCTTCGCGTCGAACATGAGGGACTTCGGGGACATGATCGACCCCGGCAAGGCCGCTGGCCGCCTCATTCGCGTGGCAACCTGGCCGTGTGAGAAGGATCGGATGGACACCACAATCCACGAGGCCATCCACGCGATCCGCCCGGAGCTAGACGAGGAGGCCGTGGCATCGACCGCCACCGACATCGCGCACCTTCTGTGGCGGTTGGGATATCGCCGGGTCGTTAACGGCAAGCCCGTTGAGTAGGGGTACACTTGAGCTGCGGTGATGTGGGTGTAGTAGGCCGAAGGCCAAGGCGCGATTCCCACTTGTGCCGGCGCACAAGACCGTAAGGCACGACCGCCGGCGTATACAGCAATGGGGTAATGAAACCTACCGCCAGGGCAGGGCGCGATGCTGAAAGCACGCGCTGCTGTCCGCTGCATCGAATGCGTCACAGATGTTCAAATATGTAGCACTTTCGTACACGTTATTTGGATGTGTCGATTCCGCGTACACGCGGTTTTCCGGGACCGGAAAAGAACACGGCTCGGGACTTGCGTCAACCGAGCCGCGCTTCCGGGGGCTAAATTGTCGGGCATAGGCTGCACGCGCAGACTATCGCAAAAACCATCGCCCGACGAGCGCAGGATAGTGTATACTCCGATCCAACGCAACCCGATGTGGGTGGCGAGAGCGGCTGGCGCTGCTCAACATCTCGAAAACCGTGGGCGGGGCGGGTCAAGCCCGCCAGCCGCTCCCCGCCTCGCCCCGGTCCTATGGGAGTTTCCATGTCCACGCCTTGGTTCCCTTTCTACGCCTCCGACTTCTACGCAAGTACGGCGGCGTGGCCTCCCGATTGGGTAGGCGGTTACATCCGCCTGCTGTCGTTCGCCTGGATGAACGGCGGCATTCCCAACGACCGCGAGGCCATCAACCGCATTGCTGGCGGACTGACCGATGCCGGGTGGATCGCCATTTGCGCCCGTCTGACGCTCGCAGACGGTGACCGTGACGGTGACCGCCACGGTGAGCGTGAGCAAAGGTGGGTGCATCCGCGCATGGAGCGGGAGCGGGAACGCACCGACACCATCCGCAAGGCGCGCCAGGATGCGGCGGCAGCCACCAATAGGAAGCGACAGGACGGTGACCGTCACGCTGACCGTACCGCTGACCGCCACGGTGAGCGCACCGCTGACCGGGGCGTAACTACAACCACAACCACAGATATCCAACCCCCCATAGCCCCCCCTTCAAAGGGGGGGCGGGTTGGTAAGAATCGAAGAGACCGGAACAGAGACCTGAATCAACCGCAATGGTGACGAGGAGACCGACATGGAAACGATTACCTGGAACGACAACAAGATCCTGATGGGGAAGCTTTGGCCCCGGTGGCAGCCCTCCCCGGAGGAGGCTTCGATCCTGAACCGCAAGTGGGGGTCGCTGCATCAAGACAAGCTGCGTGACTGCATCGAGCAGCACAAGCTCGTCCGCAGCAGCAGGCCCGACATTGCGGCCATCCACAAGGCCTACTGCGCGATCACCCCAGCGGCCGCGGAAATCGCGGGACGGTCGGAGGTGGAGGCCACGCGCAGGAACGCCAGCGCCGTTCAAGGCCCGACCGCGCAGGACTACGCGGATTGGGATGCGTGGGCCAAGGGGGTGCTATCGACCGCGACCCGGCAGGAGATCGAAGCGGCCCAAGAGCGCCTGGGCATCAGCCCGGACACGCACCGCGTACTGGCGGTCGCGCTGGACTATTGCCGCAAGAACCCGCCACCACGGAGGTAGACTCATGGGCATGGGCAAGCGCCGGCGCGTCGCCGCCATCCTCCTGTCGGGCTTCGATGACTGCCTCCTCGGGGTGTCCTACCCCCGCAGCGGGGAGCGCGGCATCCCGGTCGCCGTCTACTCGGCGGACATGATCGCAGCTCGCTTGCGGGACAATGACGGCATGAGCCACCGCGATGCGAAGGCGTTCGTGGCCGATCAGATCGAGCAGGAGTGGCTTGGGGCCGGAACGCCCCGGATTGTGTGGGCGGCGACCGCCAACGACTTCGGGGTGGCCGAAGATCCCCCAGCGCCGCCGCAAGCCGCCTAGGTTGCCCCAGGACGCGCCCGCGCTGCCCGGACAGCCCCAGGGGCATCCTGCGCCCCCTGCCCCGTAGGGGCCATCCTACGGCCTCAAATAATTCTTGGAATTATTGATGTTACCCCCTTGACGGCTGTATATGGAGGGGTATCATCCTTGTGCCGTATGGATGCACGTTGCGGAAGTACGGTAATGCCACCAAGTGGCAGAGAGGAACGTGTCCATGAGAAAGGCACACGCAGTCATCGTCGCGCAGCCTGAAGCTGCAACCGTTGTTTCAAACGCCATCGCTACCTTGCATTGCATGGCGGAGTACGGGAAAACGATGGTCTCGGAGCAGTTTGAACTGGCCGCACGGCTGGCAGACCTTCGCAAGACCGAAACCGTTCTCCAGGCTCTGCTTGCAGAAATCAGCAAGAGGCGCGTGGAACTTGAAACACGGCAGCGCAGCATGGCAAACCCGCGATGGTGAACAGGGCCGGCCCCCTTTGGGGGGTCGGCCTTCCTGTTTCCAAGACTCTCGTTTTAACCTTACCACCCATGATCACCGCACAAACACCCATCGACTCCGACCCCGTGCATCAGATGCTCTCCACCCGCGCCCTGCACGTTCTCATGATTGGGCAGGCCATCCCTACCGTGGGCGACCTTGCCGCCGTTGACCGCGCCACCGCAGCCAAGTGGCGGCAATGCGGCGCGGTCACCCTGGCCGAATTTGACCGCCTCCTGCGCTCCGCAGGACTGTGGTGGGGTGGGCAGCATTCAGGCGACATCGAAGCCGTCCGCGCCCGCCTCAAGGAACTCGAGGAGGCCAACGCTGTCCTGCGCGCCATGCTTGCCCCCAACACGCTGGCGGCCTTCGACCGCTACACGCAGCTCGTCAAGGAGTACGCGCAATGAAGCACAAGCGCACAGGCCGCCGGCGCGGCTACGCCGACCTCTTCGACCGCGTCATCTACCTGGTGGTGCAGACCGACAAGGGCATCTACCCCACCCGCCTCGCCCTCTCCACGGTTTGGGGATGCAGCCCCAGGGCCGTCTCCCACCTCGTGGACCACGCCAAGCACACTTACGGAGTGCGCGTGCGCTCCGTCACCGAACGCAACCGGGGCTACGAACTCGTCAGCCCCGGTGTCCTCAACCTCAACGCCCTCAAGGAGCGCGCATGATCGAACTACCGGAAAACCTTCTGCCATTTGAGCGCAACCGAATCAATGACCTACGCAAACTTGCCGACAAGGCCGGACCAGCGACCGCGTTTGCGGCGGAACAAGTGGTGTCCATGCTTGTCAAATCGTTGCAATACAACTGGGAATCCGCCGCCAAGCACCGCGCCGAGCGCGACCGCCTGGAATCCATCATCGTGCGCCTTGGCGGCGGGTTCGACCGCCGCGGCCTTGAGGGCGAACCCCGCGGCATCATGGTGCAGCACGGCATTCACACCGTGGTGGAGGACTCCCGATGAATCTGTATTCCCTGCCGGAAATGGAAATCAACGGTAGCGATGAGGTCTACACCCCGCCGTGTTTGTTTGAGCGCCTTGGACTGACATTTGACATCGATGTCTGCGCGCCAACTGGCGGCCTTCCGTGGATACCAGCAACTCGGCATTTCTCGATTGCCGAAAACGCCATTGCAGAGAAAAGTGCGTTTCGCAACGAGATCGAGCGCCAAGGCGCAAGGATACGCCAATGAATGCAAAATCATTGTTTGATCGAATTCCCCACACAGTTGCCGCGATGCCGCTAAATCCACGCAGTATTCACGTTCGGCAAGTTAACAGTAGTGACATGTTGGAAATGCAAAGGTGCATGTCAAAGGCCGTTTGGCGTCCGGCTCCAGGAAGAAAACTTGCATTTTTTGTACAACACGATGATGTATTGATTGGACTTATATTTCTTGCATCACCAGTCATAAATCTTGGAGTACGCGACAAATACTTGAACCTTCCCAAAGAACCAACGGAACGTGGTAGGGCATTGAGGTCAATCATGGATTTGTCTGTATGCGTCGGATCCCAACCATTGGCTTGGCATTGGAATATTGGGAAATTATGCGCAATGCTTGCAACGACCCTTGTAGATGAATTTACGTCTAGGTACGGAGATCCGTTATTGTGGGTGACAACAACCTCCCTGTATGGACGTGGATGTCAATACAACAGGATTTATAAGTTTCTTGGATATACAAAAGGTTACGGACATGAACATATTGATGATTGGGAATATTCACGAATGCTTTCGTGGATGCGCGACAACAAAATCCCAATTCCATCATGCCGATTTGGTGAAGGATCAAATCCAAGAATGCGACGCATTGCTGCATACCGAAAGGCGTCACAAAACCGTGAGATTCATTTAAAGCACGGTCATCAACGCGGCGTGTACATCCATGCTGCACTATCAACTTCCAAGCGCGCTGAAATTATCAATGCTTGGTATGAAAGATGGGGGTATCCGCGATGGACAAGGACGCAATACATGTGTCCTCCATACAATCACGGTCTGCATGAAGATGTCAATATTCTTGAACGGGGGACATAATGAACGTCGATCACGAGAAGCGCGAGTTGACGAAAGAAGGGGCGGAGTGCGCCCCTCGACCCATGCCGCCCATCCTGAAAGGAATGCGATGACATCCGAAATCGTGAACCGACTGAGGAAGAACAGCGAGTGCCTTGCGCCGTCGATCATGCTTGAGGCGGCTGACACCATCGAACGCCTCCGCGAGGAGCGCGATGATGCGCGGCGGGAGGTGTGCGAATGGTGCGGGCTGTTTACAAATGAGCCACCGCAAGACGTGGCAGTAAAGAACAACTGGGATTGTTTCAACGAGGACGGCAAGTGAAGGACAATGACCGCTGCGAGTGCGAAATCTGCCGCGAGTACCGATCCCAGGACCGCGTCATCAATGCCGTGGTCATCTGCATCGGTTTCGTCGCCGCCGCCATCATGGGTTACGTTGGCGTGATATGCTTCCGCGTATGGCAGTAATCACGACCTACGATCAATTCAAGGCCACCATCACCGAAGCCGTGGCCGCCGCTGGCGGCACGCGATCCGGCCTTGCCCGCGAGATGGAAGCCAACGGCATCCTGCGCGCCCATACCGTCCGATGCCTCCTCGGCACACCCGGCACGGTCATCGGGAAGCGCAAGCCCACCTTCGACTCCATCCTGAAGGTGGCGAACGCCGCCGGGTTTGACCTCGTGTTGCAAAACCGAAAGGCACGGTAAGATGCAGTCAGAAGGGGGCATTATGCCCGACGAAACGCCCGACCCCCGTAGGGGGAAGGGGGATACTCGTGACCTGGTTTCCCGGCGCGAGAAAACCCTGCACCTGTCATGCCTTGAGCGCGCCGTGTACGGCGGGTGGGACATTCCCGCCCCTGCCGCGCAGGCCGCTCCCGCGTTCCTCATGGATGTGATGAACGACCCCAACATGGACACCCGCACCCGCGTGCGCGCCGTGGAGGTCATGGCCGCCCTGTCGCGTGATCGGGTCGATGCCACCGTCCAACTGGACCGCATCTACCGCCTTGAGGACGGAACCGCCACCGAGCGCGTGGAGATCACCGCCGATATGCCGGACGGGGCGCTTGAGGCCGTGGCCCGCTCCATCGCCGGCGTGGCCCCGGCAGAACCTTCCAAGCCGTGCCAAAAGCCCAAGCGCAAGCCCTGACCGCGACCCAGGCCGTGGAGGCCGCACGGGAGAACCCGGCGGCCTTTATCGCATTGCTCATCGGCAAGCCCATCAGCGGACTGCAACGCGAACTGCTGATCCACGCCACCACCCACCACCGCTGGTACGGTGAACTACCAAGAGGTCACGGGAAAACGTCTAGTCTGACGTATTTGGCCGCGTGGTGGCTTGGCCGCCGCCCTGCTACCCGCTTCAAACTCATCGGGTCCAACGACGAGGCCGCCAGCGCCACGAGCCGCTTCCTGCGCGACATCATCCGCAGCCCCCTGTACCGGGCCGTGTTCCCCCACGTTGCCCTCAAGCCCGGTGAGGACACCGTGACGGCCTGGAGCGTGACCGCGCCCGGTCTGCCTGCCCGCCGCGACCCGTCCGTGCAAGCCTCCGGCATCTTCGGCCGCACGGGCGGCCGCGCTGACATCCTGTGGCCCGATGACATCTGCGACCTCCGCAACGCGGTACTGCAACCCGCACTCCGCGAACAGGTCAAGGAGGCGATGGCGAACATTTGGCTGCCGATGCTTGACCCGTCCGCCAAGCACCCGGCGCGCATTTGGCGCACGGCCACGCCCTTCCATACGGATGACATCACCGCCCAATGGCGGCGCGAGTGCGAGGAGAACGGCACGCTCCTGCGGAAGCCATGCCGGGGCTTGGAAAGCCCGTGGCCCGAAGTCTTTACGGCCGAACTGCTCAACCGCAATCGCCGCGAGATGGGGCCGATGGCCTACGCCCGCGCCTACGAGCTTGTGCCGCTGTCCTCTGACCTCCTCGTGTTCCGGCCCGAATGGGTGCGCTATCACGATGGCAACCACACGGGGTCGCGCACCATCGCCGCCATCGACTGGGGGTACGGCCGCAAGCGCCAGGAGCGCGACGATCCCGACTACTCCGTCTGCATCGTGGGCGAGGTGGACTACAACCGCAACCTGTACCTGACCGACATCCTGCGCGTGCGCGAGTCCTTCCCGGACTTCGCCCGCATGGCGAAGGAACTGGTGGAGCGCCGGGGCTGCCAACTGGTTCTCGCCGAGGCCAATGGGCCGCAAAAGGGCGTGTTCGACCAATTCCGCATGGGTTGCCGTCAACCCGTCATCCCCGTGGAACGCGGGGCGGACAAGCACCTCCGCGCCGCTGGGGCGCAGCCCTTCGTTGAGCAGGGCCGCCTTCACTTCCCCCAGGCTGCCAACGGCCAAGCCGCGCCCGACTTCCGCGTGGTGCTGGACGAGCTGCTGTCGTTCCCCGCCGGGTCGCACGATGACACCGTGGACGTTGTGGTGGACCTCTGCAACGCGGCCGCCAGCGGCACGGTGGTGAGCCAAGGCGGCGTGGTCACCGTCAACACCACGCCCACGCGGATGTTTGAATCGCGTGGTCCGAAGCGAAGGATGTTCGGGTGAGTCGTTAGACTGATGCGAATGGCCGACCCGCAGCACAGCAATCCTCTGATGCCGAACGCCGTTCCGGGCGCTGGCCTTCCGCCCGCACGACGGCCGCGCAAGCCCCTGCCCGCGCCCACGAGCCGCGGACCCACCGGGCCGCTTGCCCTGCCCGTGGAAGTGCAGCGGTCGTACTTCCGTACCGCGTCCCTGATGCTGCGAAACAGCAGCCTCGCGTACCGCCTGGATGTGAACTACCAGGCCATGATGCGGATGGACGCGGACATCGAAGGTGTCCTGCGCTCCCTCCTCGTCACCCTTGCTGGCCTTGAGTGGTCCGTGACGGCGGACGATGATGACAACCCTCGGACGCAGAAACTCGCGTCCCGCATTGCCGACATCATCAACGCCATCCCTCGGCGCAGCGACCTGTTCCGCGCCATGCACGAGGCCGTGTGGTACGGCGTGTCCGCGACCAACATCGTCTACGAGAAGGACGCGAAGCTCGGCGTGCGCGTGGCCGAATGGATTCCGTTCGCCGCTGACACCCTAGCATTCGACCAGCGCGGCAACGTGGCAATGCGCGTGGGTGCGGCGTACATCAATGAATCGTCGGTGACCGACCTTGGCTTTGACTCGCTCGTCCACCTGTTCGACGAGAACGAGCGACGCGCCATTGTCCTGCACCGCGTGTTCACGACCGCCCCAAATTTCATCGACCCGAACAGCGCCGACCAGGTCTACCGCGGCGTGGGCGCACGCGATGTGTGCTGGTACATTTGGCTGCTGAAGCAGGAGATCCTTCAGAACGCCGCTGCCTACGCGGAGCGGTACGCGCTCGGCATCCGGGTGGGCTACTACCCCGCTGGCAACGATGCGGCCAAGAGCGAGATGCTGACGGTTCTTCAGAACCTCGTCAACGACAATTCCGTGGTGCTGCCGCGTATCGGCCCGAACGAGTCGATGTACGACATCGACATCAAGGACGCGAACGCGGGCCGCGCTCAAATCTTCATGGAGATGGTCGATTGGTGCAGCAGCAAGCTCAAGGAGGCCATCCTGGGGCAGTCGCTCTCGAGCGAGGCGGGCAGCACGGGCCTCGGCTCCGGCGTTGCCGACCTTCACGCTGACACCCTGTCCCGCGTGATCCGCTACCACGCGGACGCGCTGGCGGAATCCATCACCACCGACCTGGTGCGCGTGGTCGCCAAGATGCTCGGCGCGTCCGATGACGAAGCCCGCGCCATCCGTTTCAACTTCGCCCCGGAGCGCCCGGACACCAAGGAGCGCCTGGAGGCCGTGGAGAAGTTCGTGGCCCTCGGCGGCCGCGTCAGCGAACGCGAGGTGCGCGACCTCCTCGGCCTTGCCGAACCGATGGACGGCGAACCCGTCCTCGGTGGCAAGTCGGCCGGCGGGGACAACCCCATTGCAGCCATGCTTGGCATGGGCAACGATGCCCCGGAGGGTGAGGAACCCGCCCCGCAGGCTCCCAAGGTCGTGGCCGTCCGCAAGCGCAAGCGCAAGGCATGAACCGCGCCGCGCTAGACAAGCACCTCCGCAGCGTCCTCAAGGAGGCGCAGCAGGCGTACCGCAAGGGCATCGCAGCCCAGGTACTGGGGGAAACGGGCGCGGAGCATTGGCAGACGTTCCACGAGGCAACGTCGGCCCTTCTGATGGCATCGTGGCTCTTTGGCGCACGGCAGGCCATCGACAAGGCCAAGATCCCGGACGAGGCCGTGGCGGGGATGCTCGAGGACAACACGGCCCTGACCTTCGACCGCCTTGAAACGGGCGTTGTGCTGGAGGGGTTCGGCCGCGATTTCCTCGCCCCCATCGCCAACTGGTTCCGCACCCGCGTGCCGATCTCGCGCACGGATTGGGATGTGCTGATTGAGGCCGCCCAGCGCAGCGGCGGCGAGGTGGCCGACCACGAGCGCGACAACGCCCTGCCCGATATGCGCGCCCGTAACCCGGTGCTTGATTCGCTCCTGCGCGGCATCACGGTCAACCCCCAGGGTGGGCAAATCTCCACGGCCAAGCGGATCACGGACGGCACGTTCTTTGTGACCGCCATGAACCCCAAGCAGACGCGGCAGACGCAGGAGCTGATTGCCCGCGTCATCGAAGAGAAACCCGGCAAGTCCGTGGTGGGCAAGTGGATACGCAAGATGAACCTCGGGGACTTCGTGACCACCACGCAGATGGTCACGGGTACGCACCTGACCACGGCGCGGCTTGAGACCGTGCTACGCACGAACACCAACCGGGCGGCCACGGAAGGGCTTGCGGAGACCCTGCGCGAACCGAAGGTGCAGGCGTTCGTGCCGCTGGTGGAATACAGCGCGACCGGGGACAACCGGACGCGGCCCACGCATCAGGGCTTGGACGGCTACATCGGCACGATGGAGATGTTCGACCGCCAGGGGATCGCACCGCCGTGCGGATTCAACTGTTTCCCGTCTTGGCAACCTGTTGAGGGGGCCGTGGACATGGGCTTCCGTACGTCATATTGCGGTGCGCTGGTACACCTCAATACGCGGTCGGGTGGCACTATCGCAGCGACAGCCAATCACCCAATACTGACCGACCGGGGATGGATTCCGGCCCACGCTGTCAAGGTTGGCGACAAGATGCTGCGCCGCAGCGTCAAGCCCGTGAACGCGGCGGAAGGACTTGGATACAACCAGGGCAACTACTTGCAGCCCACGGCCTTGCAGATATTCAACGCGCTCGCGGCGAAGGCTGTAACCCGTACGACTGTCAGCGCGAAGGCCAACGGCCATATGTTCGATGGCGATGCCATGAGCGCGCATGGCGAAATCGACGTTGTAAGGACCGACCGCGTACTGGTGTTCGATGTGTTCAACGCCCAGGGCGCGAATAGCCTCCAAGAGCGGCAGCTCGTCGGGGCTGGTCAGCCGAGCCTTGGATTTGGCGCATCGGATCAATTCGTTCATGCTTCGCTTTCGGCCACGAACGGCAGCCCAAGCCGCCCCGCATTGCCGTTTGACGGCAGCCGGATCTTGCTTGATTCCGCTCCATTTGAGCGTTTCGGCCTCCCCCTGCGTGCGGAGCTTGATGCCTCGCTTGAGGAGTCGGCGATCAATCGCACCACGAGATACGCCGAGCGATTTGGCGATTTGGTTGGTGCTTTCGCCGGCACGGTAACGCTTGACGATGTTGTCGATGTCGATGTTGTTTCTAAGTGGGAGGGGCATGTGTATGACTTCCGAAGCAGCAGCGGCATTCTACTCGCTGACGGTTTGATCGTGAGTAATTGCCGCTGCGCGCTGATACCCGTGCCGGCGGCTCGCGCCCTCGAGCGCGGGTGGACGGATGTGAATGGCAACGTGAACTACGCCGCGCTGAAGCGGCACAACGGGAAGCGCCAGCAGCTCATCGACACGCGGCAGATTCCCGATCCCGGATTTGTGAATGCATAAATCGCATAGGAGGACGCTACGATGGAAGGTATGAGCAACAATCGCAACGAAATCGAACAGCGGCTCGGGGTGTTTGCGCGACCTGGCGCAAAGGCGAAGATGGGCATCCTGGATCGCATCAGCCGCGGTTTGAGTGCCGCCACGGCAAAGCCCGTTGATCCCACCACGCCGCAGTATGCCTCCGGCCTGAACGCCGCGAAGAAGGCCGCGGAGGATGCCAAGAGCAACTACGACTACATGGCCGATCTGAACGATGCTCGGTTCAAGCAGCTTGACAATTACGTCAAGGTGACGAGCAGCATGATTGCCAAGATGAACTCCACGGCCGATATCCAGCGGCTCATTGCTGGCCTCAAGGCCGCGGTGGCTGCGCGTGTGTTCGTGCAGTCTTCCATGAAGACCCCGTTCTCTCGGTCTCAAGCGAAGACTGTGTTCGCCTCACAGATGAGCGATGCTGATAGGGCATTGAACACTCAAATCAGCAACGCATTGAGCAAGATTATCAAGTCGTGGGATGCTTGTCAGAATCTTGAAAAAATCCTTCGGTATGCCGCAGACGACAACCGGAAGAATGAAAAGGGAAACCAATTCAAGGCTTTGAAGGTTGAAGCCTATTGGTTGGCAGATAAAATCAACGATCTTGCCGTTGAGGCGAGTCAACTTGGTCAATACAAGGGACGAATCAAGACGACTGAAGAGCTGCGCGCAGAAGTAGCCAAGGCTCAAGACCTACTTCGCAAGCTTGTGCCATTGAACCAAAAGGCGGACATGATTCGCCGCAACGCACAAAAGGTGGAAAAGTCGGGAACGTTCTCGCGCCTGGGTGAAAAGACCGAATTTGTTTCACAGAGCCGTCAACTTTATACGGAATACAAGAAGCAGATCAGCAAAGCATTCAAGGCGGCCGAACGCCTTCAAGGTCTCGCAAGCGACTTTGAGTGGAATCTCAAAGACAAGCAGTCTGCTGCAAAGAAGCAAAAGAAGAATGACAAGGCAAATCAGTTTGCTGCGTTGATCAAAGAACTCAATTCGCTTCTGCGTGACATGGACAACGTTTCTATGGACGCAAGCGGTCTTGGTATGGAATACGGACAGTCTTTTGACGACATGAAGGCAGATGCAGACAAGAGTCAAGACATAGTTCGCAAGACTGCAATCTTGGCTGCAAAGTTTGACGCGATCAAGCGCAAGGCATCGGAAGTACAAAAGATGAATTCGGCGCGTATTACCGCTTCCCGCCCCGGCGCGAAGGCCACCGCCGCCAAGCCCGAGATCGATGATACCGAGCAGGACAAGGCCGGCCTCAAGCTTATGGAGAAGGCCGACAAGGCCGTCAGCGACAAGATCCGCACACTCATCAAGGAAGGCAAGCCGCAGGACCAGGCGGTTGCCATTGCGCTCGACATGAAGCGCCGAGGAGAACTCTGATATGGACATCACCACCGCACAGAACAACTTCCGCAAGGTGACGGCCGCGTCCGTTCCGGCCACCTACACCGCTGGCGGGGCGACCCTCGTTCAGACCCCGCCCACCACCGGGCTGCTGTTCGACTACACCTCGGCATCGGTCAACGGGCAGAACCCCTCGCTGCTCTACGTCATGCCGTTCATGGTGTCGGCAACCACCGCGCAGACCGCCATCGGTATGCGGCTCCTTGGTTGGCGCAAGTACCTGGACACCAGCGGCACGCTCACGGGCGTGACCATTGCGGATACAGCCGGCAACTTTACCTGTAATGCCAACCCAACCCTGGCGGTCGGGCAGGCGCTGACCATTGCCGGAACATTTGGCGGTACTGGATCAATCACCCTTCCGGCGTATTCAAACCCGACCACTTACTACATCATCGCCACGAACGGATCAAGCACGTTCCAGCTCTCGGCAACCTCAGGTGGTACGGCGATCACAACGACCGCTGGTACTCC